ATCTACCGGCCTGGCCACGGCCAGCCGCGGCGCATGGTCACGATCGTGGGGTTCATCATGGGCGCCGACGAGCTGCGCGCTGTGGCGGTGCCCATGAAGGGCGGCATCCCATTCGACGCACCGGCTCGCAAGTTCGAGGTGACCGACCCCGTGTACCGCAAGCCGTGAACCGGCGCCAGCGCACTGTGCGCCTGGGCGGCCTCGAGATCGTGGCGCCCGAGGTGCTCGCCCAGGTGGAGGCCGAGGAGCGCGCGGTGTACCTGCGCCAGCGCGCCGAGCTCGCGCCGCTGCCGCCGGCGGCGCAGCGCAGCGACCTCGCTGAGGGCGCCTGGCAGGCGCAGATCGTGGCCGTCGCTCAGCGCCTCGGGTTCTATGTCTACCACCCGAAGCTCAGCCGCTGGTCCGAGCGCGGCTGGCCGGACCTGTCGCTGCTCGGCCGGCGCGCCCTGTGGATCGAGGCGAAGCGCGACGACACGCACCTCACGCCGAAGCAGGTCGAGGTCATCCTGCGGATGCGGGCGTGCGGCCTCGAGGTGCACGTATTGCGCCCGTGGCATGGCCTGCAGGCGGTGGCCGACCTGCTGGGCGAGCGGCAGCTGCCAGGCTCGAGCTGGACCGACCCGAAGGGGTCGCCCTGAGACTGTGGGCTTGCCAGGCGCGGGGGTGAGTCGCTACCGTACGCGGCGGACGGAGGTGGGCGTGGCGCAGCAGCAGTGGATCATCGAGGTGGGCCGCAACGGCCGGCGCCCGCGCTACCACCGCGGCGCCGAGCTCGACAACGGCACGCGCCTGGACCCGCCGCAGTGCAACGTGGACGACGCCGGTGCCGAGGTGCGCTGGCTCCGTGAGCTGCCGCGCAACCTGCGCCGGCCGTGGGCGCAGCTCTGCCGGCGCTGCTGGCGTGGCACTCGAGTCCTGGCCGCGGCGCTCGAGCTCGAGGCCGCCCAGCTCGCGCAGCCCGAGGTGGTCTGATGGTCTACCGGCCCACGTTCCGGAAGCAGCTCGACGGCACGGCGTGCCAGGGCTCGAACTGCGGGTGCGCCTCCTCGGCCATGGCGTCACAGCGCGCCCGCGAGGGCCGCGACCCGGCGAACGCCTACCCGTGGCCGCCTACGCCGCGGGCGATCCGCGGCTACATTCGGTCGCACTACGGGACCGGCTGCCAGCCCACGACGTTCGGCCAGAACGAGCGAGCCTGCGGGGTGATGTACAGGGTCGACCTGCAGCCGCGCTATAACATCCCGTGGGCTACGTTCCGCTCGATGATCATCTCCGGGCGCGGGGCGGTCGCGGCGATCTCCTACGGTGCCATCCACGGCACGCGCTTCGACGCCTGCCCGAGCTTCCGGGGCGGACACAGCGTGTACGTCAACGAGCGCAAGTCCGACGGCGCGTACCTTGTCTACGACCCGCTGGCCGACGGCCGGCGAGGCTACACGACCGCGCCCGACTGGTGGCCGGGCAGCCTGCTGCAGAAGGCGATGTACGCCTACCCCGGCACCAACCCAGGCTGCGTCCACGCCAGCTTCACCATCGATACGGAGTAACCAATGGCCGACAAGCCTCCTAAGCCGCCCAAGGTCAGCGCACCGAAGGAAGAGCACAAGCGCTTCGCTAGGGAGGTGGAGCGGTACGAGCCGTACGGCCAGGAGCCACCCGGTGGAGTTACCATCGACGAGGTGCCACTGCACGAGCAGCCGCCCGTGACCGAGACCGACGACTAGGAGGACGAACGTGACGGACATCGACAAGGTGCGCGAGCCCACCCCGCGCAAGACAGGCGACAGCGATCGCACGCCCGAGGCCGACCAGGACGAGCGCGAGCCCGAGCGGCCGACCCCGCCCGACGCCTCGCCGCAGCTCGCACCCGACGACAGCGCGCCGGTGAACCCCTCGCCAGCGCCTAAGACATGACCGAGCAGACCGGTGCTGTCGGCACCCTCACCGACGGCACCGGGGTCTCGCCGCTCACGCCACAGAAGTGGATCAAGGACTTCGTGGCCGACGTGCTGCTCAGCGGCGCAGCCGCCCTGGCAGCTGCCCAGATCCTCGACGTAGGCTCAGCCGTGCAGGCGCCCGAGGTGGCCGCGTTCGCGGTGGCCGGCGCCGTCATCCGCTCGCTGTACCGGGCGGTCCTGCGGTGGGCGACCACCGACTAGCGGCCGTGCTCGCGGCCGCGCTCAGCTTCGCGCTCGGGGCGGTGCTCGGCGCCGCGCTGCAGCGCTGGGGTGACGGGGTTCGGGCCAGTGGCCACCTGGGCACGCTGTACTGGCCGCCTGGCCAGCCACCGCCGGGCGAGCTCGAGTCGTGGACCGAGCCCGAGGACGGGGTCGAACGCGAGAGCGCCGGCATCATCGTGCGCTACGATGACGGCGAGACCTGGCGAGTAGCACCGGACTGGAGCGTGACCACGTAGTGCCATTCAGGAGCGAGCGCCAGCGCAGGTTCATGTGGGCCCGGCACCCGGACATCGCCAGGCGCTGGACCAAGAAGTACGGGTCGCGCCCGCGGCCGAAGCGGAAGCGGAGAGGGAAGCGCTAGATGGCCAACGACTACGACACCACCGCGCGCAACGTAGGCGTCGACGCGATCGCCGCGCTCGGCCTGCGCTGGGCAGCTCACACTGGCGACCCAGGCGGCGCGAACAGCGCCAGCAACGAGGTGACCGGCGGCTCGCCCGCCTATGCCCGTAAGGCCGTCGCGTGGAACGCGGCAAGCGGCGGCACGGCCACCCAGAACGGCGACGTGGTCCTCGACATCCCGGCCGGCACGACCGTGTCGTACGTGAGCCTGTGGAACACCGCCGGCACCGTGCGCTATCTCAAGAAGGACGTGACCGACGAGGTGTTCGGCGCCCAGGGCACGTACACCATCAAGGGCACCACCAGCACGCTCGACCTCAACGACGCCTGAGCCGTGGCCGTTTGGTACCGCCAGACGGTCGACGGCGAGGTGACCGACGAGCGCCAGATAGCGCCGGTCGACGGGGTCGACGACCTCGAGCTGCTCGAGATCAAGGAAGCATCCGCGGTCGCCCACGGCTGGGATGTGGACCGCCGGTCGACCCGGCTGATCGCGACCAAGACGCGCTGGGGCGGCGACTTGTGCGTGCGCGAGTTCTGGGTCGAGTGAGTGGCCGTCGGCTTCGTGGCTTCGGCCACCAGCGGGTCCCAGGCTAGCGTCGCCTCGTTCAACATCGGCACGCTCGGGACCGGCGCCCGAGCGGGCATCGTGTTCGTGTGCATCCACAACAGCGCGACCGACATCATCACCGGCGTCACCTGGAACGGCGTGGCCATGACGCTGATCGGCAAGGCCACCGACACCGACACCGAACCAGGCGTCGTGAAAGCCTACTTCCTCGACAATGTGGCCAACGGCACGATCACCGTCAGCCGCACGAACAACTCGGTCGTCACGGTGGGCTACGCGGCGAGCATCAGCGCCGCCATGGCCTGCCGGGTGTCGCAGTACATCACCCGGGTCGCCTCGACGCAGAACACAGACGCCGACACGAGCACCACCGGCACGGGCGCGTCGGGCGAGGTGGCCGTGAACGACGGCTCGCCGGGCACCAACTCGATGCGCTTCGCGGCCGCCTACACCGGCGCCGCCTCGCCGGTGGCCCAGGGCACCAACAGCTCGGCGCTGCAGAGTCTGGACAGCACCGCGCTCGGCTCCTCGTTCGTGCGCGAGACGACCGCCGGCCAGGGTAGCCGGAGCGTAGGGTTCGCCACCGGCACGACCGACGACTGGGCGCTGGTGGCGGTGGCGGTCAGTGAGAACAACCGCAACGCCAGCGTCACGGCCACAGGCGGCGGCGTGGTGACGCCGGCCCTCACCACGAACCGCAACCGGGCCATGGTGGACACCGGCGCGGGCATCCTCACGGCCTCGCAGACGACAGCGCGCAGCTCGAGCCCGCAGGCCACCGGCGGAGGTGCCGCAGTAGCGACGGGCGCCGGCCAGCGCGCCGGGTCGGCCACGGCCACCGGCGCGGGCGGCCTCACGACATCCACGGTGGCGGGGCGTGAGCTCGTCGCGGCCGCCACCGGCGGCGGCATCGTCACGATCGACTACGACCGCAGCGCGGCGACCGAGAACCACGACGCCAGCGTCACGGCTACGGGCGGTGGCGCAGCTGCGGCGAGCCTCACGACGAGCCGGGCGGCCTCGCCGGCCCTCACGGGCGGCGGCGCAGCGGCGCCCAGCTCGACGTCCGACCGGGCGCTCGCCCTCGTGGCCACCGGCGCGGGTGCGGCGGCTGTGGCCCTGGCCACGGCGCGCAGCTCGAACTCGCAGGCCACCGGCGCGGGTGTAGCCGCGCTGCAGGCCGAGAGCGCACGCAGCCTGGCCGCGCTGCTCACCGGCGGGGGTGTGCTCACGCTCGACGAGCTCGCAGCGCGCGCCTCGAGCGTGGCCGCCACCGGCGGCGGGGTGGCGACCGTCGACGGCACCCAGGAGACCAACTTCGATGCCGCGGTGCAGGCGACCGGCGGCGGCGTTGCCGCGCTCGACGTGGCGACCGCCCGCGAGCTCGAGCTGGTAGTCGCCGGCGGCGGCGTGGCGGCCCTGGCCGTGAGCTCGGAGCGCCAGGCGGCCCTCGCGCTCACCGGCGGGGGTGTACTGACGCTGGATGCCCGCGCCGGCGGCGTGGGCCTGCCCGATGAGATCACGGCCAGCGTAGCGATGGCCGGCAGCGCGGCGCTGGTGCGAACGGCGGCTCCCTCTGCCAGCGTACAATCCTCAGCGGCCAGCGCCGCCGTCACGCGAACGCACCACAGCGCGGAGGTCACGATCCGGTGAACAGGCTCGGGATGATGCGCGGCGACTCGGCGACCATCACGGTCACCCTCACAGATGAAGACGGCTACCCGCTGGATCTGGACTCGCTCAGCGGGGTCCGCTTCACCGCGCGGCGCTGGTACGACTCGGGCGACCCGTGGATCAGTAAGGACCTCGACGATGGGATCACGATCACGGACCCCGATGTGGGCGTCGCAGAAGTCGCCCTGGTGCCGAGCGACACCAGCGAGCTGGCGTACACCTGCAGGCTCGTGTGGGACGTCCAGGTTGAGGCCACCGACCCGGCCGAGGAGACGCGCACAGTGGCTCGCGGCTATCTGTGGGTCCACCGGGACGCCAGCCTGTGAACGTCCACGGTGCGCTTGTCGCGTTCCTGGCGATCGTGGCGATTAGCCTGACCATGGCGATAGCCGTCGCCCTCATCGGAGCCACCCTCGCCGTTGTCAGGCGCCGCCCATGACGGCCGACGAGCTCCGGGTGCGCTGGGCTAGGCGCGATGAGCTGTACCGCGGGAAGGCCCTTGATGTGACAGCGCAGGAAGCTGTGCGCCTGTGGCGTCTGGCTGAAGCGCGTGAGCTCGAGCAGCGTCACCTGCGCGCCGAGCTCGAGGCGCGCGCATGGGTGCAGCCCGTGCTGCGGGGGAGAGCGTGAAGGACACCCGGCCGTTCGACCAACGCTACAGCCGGGCCTGGTGGCGCAGGGTACGCAAGCGGGTGCTGGTGCGGGACGGCTACCGCTGCCAGGTGGAGCCCGGGTGCCCCATCCCGGCCACGGTGGCGGACCACATCGTGCCCGTATACCAGGGCATGAGCGACGCCGAGTTCCACGACGAGACCAACCTGCGCGCAGCGTGCCAGATGCACAACCAATGGCGTGCCCAGCTCGAGCGAGCGAGGGTTGGCGGCGAGGCCGTTTCTTCAAGCGAGGGGAACCGCCGGCAGCTAGCTCCGCGCCATCTACACATGCAACCTCGCTCTGGAAGCGTGTTTGACCCCGGCTCCAGCCCGGCGCGGGTGTACGGCGGCCGCCGGTGAGCTCGACCGCCCGCAAGCTCGCGCCCAGGGCCGCCGCAACGGGGCGGGAACGGCCCAGGCTCAGCCCGCCGCTGCCACTGCGGCATGAAGCGCCGGCTGTACTCGCTGAGGCCGACAGACTCGGTCTGTCGCTGTATCCCTGGCAGCGCCGCGCACTGCGCTACCCGACGGCCACCGTGCCGGGTGGCGGCGTGCTGTACCCCGAGGTGGCCATCATCGTGGCTCGCCAGAATGGCAAGACCACAATCAGTGAGCCGCTGGTGGTCAGGTGGCTGCGCCTGGGCCTGCGGGTGATGCACGTCGCCCACACCCGCGAGCTGCCGCGCGAGATGTTCGACCTGATCGCCACCGCGCTGTCCGACGAGCCCGAGCTGTTCCCGAGGCGCCGCGGGCGGATCATCTGGCCGCGCTACGGTGCCGGCCAAGAGGAGATCAAGCTCAACAACGGCGGGCGCTACCGCATCGCCGCGGCGCGCACCGGCGGCGCCCGTGGCTTCCCTAACGACCGGGTGATCGTGGACGAGCTGCGCGAGATGTACAGCCACGACTTCATGGGCGCCCTGCTGCCCACCCTCGTGGCCTCACCCGACCCGCAGGTGGTGTACCTCAGCAACGCCGGCACCGACGAGAGCGTGGTCCTCAACGCCATCAGGGACCGCGCCGGCAGCGACCCCGCGCTGGCCTACCTCGAGTGGAGCGCCGCACCGCAGCGCCAGACCGCCGACCGCGATGGGTGGCTCGAGGCCAACCCGAGCGCCGGCCACCGGCCTGGCCTGTGGCGCAACCTCGAGCGCGCCTACGAGAGCGCCCGCCTGGGCGGCACGCTCGGCCAGTTCGAGACCGAGAACCTGTGCCGATGGGTGCACACCATCCTGCCGCCGATCGTGCGCATCGAGGGGTGGCAGGAGCTGCACGCCGACAGCCCACCGCCACGGCGGCCGGTGCTCGGCCTCGCCCTTGACCCTGCCGGGCGCCGCGCGTCCGCCGCGCTGGCATGGCAGCGTGACGACGGGCGCGTGGCCACCCGGCTGGTGGCCGACGAGCTGGGCGAGCCTGTCGACGTGCCGGCCTTCGGCGAGGCCCTGCGCCGCCTGGCAAAGGAGCAGCGCGTGCGCCGCGTGGCGTACGACGCCGCCACCGACCAGGAGCTCGCCAAGTACGTCACGCGCCCCGAGAGCGTGAGCGGCGCCAAGATGACCAACGCCTCGAGCATGTTCGTCACCCTCGTCGAGGGCCGCAACCTCACCTGGGACGGCGAGCCGGTGACCGCAGACATCGAGTGGACCGGGCGGCGCACGCATGCGGCGCCTGGCACGTGGACCGCTGTACCGCTGAGCGACGAGCACCCGGTCACGGGCATGCTCGCGACCATCCGGGCTGTGTGGCTGGCATCAGGTCCGCGCCCTGTGAAAGCGAGGGTGATGTAGATGGGCCTCTTCGACCGGCCGACGGCGTGGCTGGCCGCGCATCAGGTGCCCGAGCGGCGCGAGCTGCACAGCCCGGGCCTCGAGTTCCCGCCGCTGGTAGAACAGGTGCGCGAGGTGTTCCGCGACGCCGGCGCGCTGCGCCCGTGGCGGCCGGCCACCGTCGACGAGGCGCTCGGCGTCCCTTCCATCCAGCGCTGCGTCACCCTCATCAGTAACGCCGCCGCTTCGCTCAGCCCGCAGACCTACCGCAACGGCGTGGTGATGCCACGCACCTCGACCGTGATCGCGCGGCCCAACCCGTACGAGACACCGCAGGCGTTCTACCGCGACAGCGGCTGGAATATGGCGACGCGCGGCGAGACGGTGTGGTGGATCGCGAGCCTCGACGGCGACGGCCGGCCGGCGGCGCTGGTGGTGGTGCCGCTCCATGAGCTCACCGTCGAGTCCAGCGGCGACCGCCTGCGCCCGCGCTACCGCTGGGGCGATGAGGTGGGCACCCGCTACAGCCCGGCCAACCCGGCCGGCCGGTTCGTGCACGTGGTCTACGCCCGCCACCCGGGCGACCTGCGCGGCAGCGGCCCGCTGCAGCTCGCGCGTGCCGCCGTGAGCGTGAGCGTCGAGAGCCAGGAGTGGGCGGCGAACTTCTTCAGTAAGGGCGGCGCGTCGATCACGAACCTGCACAGCGCTGAAGAGCTCGAGGGCGACGAGGCGCTCGACCTCAAGGCGCAGTGGACCAGCACGCCGCCCAACGAGCCGCAGGTGACGAGCGGCGACATGACCGTCACCTACCACGACATCCCGGTCGGCGGCGCCCAGATGCTCGACGCCCGCGAGCACCAGAACGGCGACGGCGCGCGCATGTTCGGCGTGCCCGGTGCGCTGCTCGAGTTCAGCGCGCCAGGCTCGAGCCTCACCTACCAGAACATCACCGAAGTGTTCACCATGTTCGTGAAGACGTGCCTGGCCATCAACTACCTCGAACCCATGGAGCAGGCCCTGTCCGACCTGCTCCCCTCCTCGACCGCGGTGCGCTTCAATGTCGAGGGGTTCGAGCGCGCCGACATCAAGACGCGCTTCGAGGTGTACGAGAAGGCCGTGGGCCTGTTCGGCCAGGAGGATGCCGCCGGCTGGGCACGCCAGCGCGAGGGCCTGGCACCTGGCAACGTCGAGTATCTGTCGCCCGCCTTCGCGCCGCCCAGCGTGGTGCCGCGGCAGCTCCCTGTGGCGGCCAGCATGGGCGCCGGGCTCGAGGTGCGCTGCGACGGGCTGCGTACCCTGCGCGGCGTCGAGACTACGTGCGGGCGGAAGCTGGCCGACGCCGGCGAGACCTTCGTCGGCCGCTGCCCGCGCTGCGGGAAGCTGTACAGCGCCGTCGCGTGAACCATATGAGGGCCCGAGACTCGGGCCCGGGAGTACAGGAGGCCGGTGGGCTAGACACCGTAGGACAACCTCACCGGCCGTGGTCTACCCCCCGGGCCACGGCCGGGCTCCTGGCCAGTGCGGTGGCTCAGCTCGACCTGCACCTCATCGCGCAGCGGCCACACCACCAGGCCCACCTGGCGCCGGTGGCGCAGCTCGTGGGCGACTGGACGCCGCGCCGAGCTGGGCCCGACAGCGTGGCGCTCGTGGCGTCGTACGGCGACCTGGCCTACGCCCGCCGGCGCGGCTACCGGCGGATCGTGCTGATGCAGCACGGCGCCGGGCAGTCCTACGGGGGTGATCGCAGGACCGCCCACCACCCCGCCTACCCGGGCGGCGACGACAACGACGATGTCGGGCTGTTCATCGTGCCCAACCAGCACGCTGCCGACCGCTGGCGCGAGCGCTACCCGGCAGCTCGTGTCGAGGTGGCCGGATGTCCTAGACTGGCGGTGCTTCCTCGGAGAGCGGGAAGCCTGGGCATAGAGGCGGCGGCCGTCAGGGAGCCGACGGTCGCCGTCTCGTTCCATTGGAACTACCACGGCATCCCCGAGATGCGCAGCGCCTTCGACTGGTACCGTGGCGGCCTCGCTGAGCTGGCACGCCAGTACCACGTGATTGGCCACGCGCACCCCAAGCGGCGCGACCTCGCGGCCTGGTACCCGGCTCACGGCATCGAGTACGTGGCCGACTTTGACGAGGTGCTGCGCCGGGCCGACGTCTACGTCTGCGACAACAGCTCGAGCATGTTCGAGTTCGCCACCACCGGCCGCCCGGTGGTGGTGCTTAGCGCGCCCTGGTACCGGCGCGGCATCCAGCACGGCCTGCGCTTCTGGGAGGCGTCAGGTGTGGGCGTGGGCTGCGAGCAGCCGGCCGAGCTCGGCGCCGCGGTGCAGGCGGCGCTCGAGGACGGTTGGGTGAGCCGGCGAGCTCGAGAGCTGGCGCTGGACCGGGTGTACCACGGGTGGCGCCGGCCAGGTGCCGCCGTGGGCCTGGCCGCCGGCGCGATCCTGGGCTGGGCCGCGTGAACGTGCGCGGCGTGCCGCTCGAGCTACACCCGCCGCCTGACTACCTGTCCGACGAGGTCCGGCGCACGGGCGACTTCTACGAGGCCAACATCCTTGACGCGGTGCGCGCCTACCTAGCCCGCCTCGAGCCTGGCGTGCTCGTCGACGTCGGGGCGATGATCGGCAACCACACCGCCTACCTGTGCGCGTTCGTGCCGCACACGGCGGTCGTTGCGTTCGAGCCGGTGCCCGCGAACTTCGAGCTGCTGCGCGTGAACGCACCGCGGGCCGAGGCGTACCGCGTGGCGCTCAGCGACGCGCCGGGCGCCGGCGCGATCGTCAACGACGACCCGCTGAACCGCGGGCACGGTCGGCTGATGCCAGGACACGACGTGTTCGTCGCCACGCTCGACTCGTTCCGCCTGCGCGGGGTGAGCCTCATCAAGGTCGACGTCGAGGGCGAGGAGCCCGCCGTGATTAGCGGCGCGTGGCACACGATCGTCACGGACCGCCCGCTGCTCCTCGTCGAGGACTGGACGGGGCGTATGGCCGTGGCCACGTACCAGCGGGTCGAGGCGTGGCC